ATTTTAACAGCTTGTTTATTTCAGAACAGCCCTGTGAGATTGAAGTATTTACGCCAACGACGGTTAAAAATAGCTTCATTAAAAACACATTCTTAGTGCCGGGAGTCTATGACATAGGTGAGTGGATCAGGCCACTTGAGTGCGCGTTCTTTGTTGATAGAGAGGGAGCAAAGCTCGGCATAAACGAAGGAGATGTCTGGGCATACATTAGGTTTAAGACAGAGGAACCTGTAAACATGCACCGATTCTTTTTTACACCAGAAATGTACCCACTACTAAACGGCATCGCCCGTTCTGTTTGGCCCGCTACAAAGAATGTCCGTAAGCTTGAGGTGTTCTACAATATGCTACGTCGTTCTGGCTACAAAAACAATTTTATGCGCTTGGTAAAACAAAACTTAGCTAGTAGATAAAGCACGGATTCGCTTAACCAGCCTCTTCGCCCGGTTCGGAACCTGATCATGCCACCTCGAATCGACCATTTCGTCTGCCATTTGATGCCAGTTCCGTGCATCACACCCAGCTTTCATGCCTTTGAACTTGGACAGGCGTGGGTAGCCGAGGTTGAAGCACATGTTGGCGATGACCAACTGAGCCTCTTCTGGTAGCTCATCAAAGTCGTCATACAGTCTGTGGCAATCCTCGATGGTTACAAGGATGTCCAGATCAAAAGCCTGCCGTACCCGCTCTTCTGATACAGGTGTGCCGACTGGCTGACCGTGTTCTGGGTCAGCTTCTTTAATTAAATGACCGATTCCGAAAGTTGGCAGAGCAAGATGATCTAAATATATCTCGTACTTACAACCTTCATCGTCCGCTAATTCTTCGCGTAACTGATCTTTGTTCATTGCTGTCTCTGGAAAATTTGTAGGTTCTTCAGTATATCAATTGGGTTGCTGCCGAGCAAGCTAGTATCCGGGGCTTGTTGCGGAGCACCGAGGTTCGAGGGCGGAGTTGCCGGGGCCGTGGTAGTAGCAGGCTGCGGTGTGAATGTAGCTTCAGGTGCCTCTTGTACTGGTTGTGGGGTAAAGGCAGGCGCTTCTTGTACCTCTGGCTCAAATGGTTCGTCGAGCCTGCGGTTGCGGAACTCACGACGTATAGCATTCAGTTCAGAAAGAGGCAGACGATTGTCATTTTCTCTGGCGCGACGACGGATCTCGCTGCTAACCTTCATAGGATCAAAGACACCCCGCATTAGTTGCGGGATGTTGCCGACTTTATTCTTACGCATTGCGCGACGAATCTCTGCGTCAGACATACCAAGCTGGCGCATGTTCTCAACAGTCCGGTACATGTCCCGCATTACCCTAAATCTAGCTTCGTTGGCTTCACGGAAAGTGCTGATTGCATTCTCCGGGTCTAGTGTGCCGCGTGTGGATACAGCCGTGTTAAAGATCTGACTAGCACTACGAATACCACGGCTATGCTCATATCCTTTATACATGAGAATGTTTTCTGGCTTGACCTGTATCTCCGACACACCTGTAAAGGCACGAAGCAGTTCCTGTGCAGCAAGGCGCTCGTTACCTGATGGATCAACGGAGTCTGAAAAAAAAGAACGTGTGAAGCGCCCGACCTCGATACCCGGTTGCTGTGTCTCTCTTTCCATACCTTTCAACTGGAACGGCGCACCGCCGGGGACAACAGAGTCTGCGATATGGACGAAGCTCTTAAATGCTTTGTCACCTGCTGTATCTTCTGGACGGTACACCTTTGCGCCTGTCTGTGTAACACCACCTCGAGTGGTGACATCAACAATCTTTTCAGTGATAATTGACTCGCCAGCAAATGGTTCAAAGATTTCTGCCACAGCACCGATAGCTGCCTCAGAGGCAACCTCGTTTGCGTCTTTACCCAAAGCCTCGCCTTTATTGACGGCGTTAAGAATAGCTAACGCGGGACGCTGCAAGTAATCATATGGGTTGGTGTAGCTGTAGTCGATGTACCCTGTCAGATTGCCGTCCTTGTCAACACTTGTCGGAATCAAACGACTGTTCTTCTGCCACGGCGCACCACTCTCACGGGCTGCATCGATTTGTTCCTGAGATACACCAGTTAAATCCATCGCCATTTTCTGTAACGCTGCTGGTGCAACGACGGCTGTTGATGTAAAGCCAGTCAGGCGACGCATACCTATTTCTTGTATGGCACGATTGTCGCTACCTAACTCACGAAGGGCAAGACCAAGTGTGTTGGCACTGGTGCGAAGTATCTCAGCGGGAAAGGCGATGAAGTTACCGACAGGAAGTTTGCGAATGCCTTTTACAAACTCTGGCACACGCTCATAGTTAGGCACTGTGTTTCTTACTATGTCTGCTGCGTAGTCATCCACAGATCTGCCAAGTGCCTGTGCTGCTGCATCCTCGGTGCCGAAAGCCTGAATGATTTTGTTTTTCTCAAACTCAAAGTTGTAAATCTTCCAAACATCATCACCGCCCTGATATAAGTCTTTGGCTTTTGTGTTGGCGCTGGAAAGAAGACTACCTATCTTTGAGCGAGTGAATACGTTTCCAACTTTCTGACCTACAGGTATGCCCATAATGTCTGCATCAGCCTGACGGGTAAACCCAAGACCTTCATTGATCAAACGATCCATCTCTCGGACTTGAGTCTGTGTACCAACAACACCAAGCTGCTGTAGCTTCTGATAATACTTGAGACGATCTGCGTTGCCCTTCTTAGAGATATTGCCTAACACAGTGCCAAAGGACTCAAACAGGTTTGCGCCACCACCAACATTGCCCTGCGCCAAAGCAAACAACGAAGCGGATGTCACGTTACGGATCTGCGTGATCGGGGACAAAACAGTTTTGGTGTACTGAGTAACACCCTTGGTTTTTAGAAAGGCTGAATAGGCTGCTCTCATGGTATTGCCCATCGTACCAGCATCACCGATGGTCAGCCGGGTCATGTCGTTGTAGATACGACGCGGGACATAGACACCCTCGAGAGACCCGAAGCCTTTACCAAGCTGCTCGTAACCTTCGTATTTAACAGGAGACTCAGCAAACCTTGCCTCACTAACAAAGTTGTCTCCTTGGTCTACAAGGTTTGTGCGGATGTATTTAAAGTAATCATCGACTGCGCGGAACTCTGCCATATCAGCGATGGTTGATATGTAGGCTTCTTCTGGGTCTTTGACTTCACCAAGAAGATTACGAAGAACTTTGTTGTTTACCTGACGTGAGGCAAATAAACCTTCCTTTATTTTCTTGTCAGCAATTCTTGATTGCGCCTCGGTCCCAGACTTTACCGGACGACGGCCTCTGTTTGCGTACCTATTTACAAACCCTGTAACCAAGTTTTCTGCGGCAGCGTCGCTTACCCTCTGTGACTTACCCACACCCACTAAAAAGTTATCGGGTATAGGAGCGTCATTCAGATCTTTGAATAAATTTTCTGCGGCCTTTGGATTAGCTTTGAAAAAGTCTATGGCTTCTTTACGAGCTTCTGCAAACTGGTCACTTTTAATGAAGTTCTTATCTTCAAAGATTTTATACTTGCGGCGTAGGTAGGAACCAATGTTATCGTTGATGGCGTTGACTACATCGTCCGCTTCTCTAGTAGCTAAGTAGTCTGAGTTCTTGATAGCATCGGATAAATTATCAACTTGTGATCTCATTTGTCTTGCAGGCACACGCATGAAGTCCGGCAGCATGCTCTCGAGCGGTATACCTAACTCATCAGCGTTGCGAATAAAGTCTGGATCTTTTGTAAGATACCCATACAAGCGGTTCATTATTTCTGACCGAGCTAAAGGTGTGCCTTCAACCATTACGGTTTCTGACTTCTTAAACACTTTGTCTAAGTCACGTTGAATGGTTTTTAAATACCCAGCAGCCTCACCTAGTTCTGCTTCAACTTTGCCTGTGACAAGTGACTTAACCTCAAACACATCTTGAGGTAGGTTGCCGCGTGAACGAAACACAGATGCTATGCTGTTTAAGCTTTCACCAATAAGGTCATCTCGTTCTGCAAGCTTCTTGATTGGTTTACTGATTGCTTCGGCGGCAGGAAGAATACCCTTTTGTACAATCGGGGCAACGACAGGTGTCGCCGCCTTTGTTGCCACACGACCAGCAAGGCCAACCGCTTGTAGCGCTTTTGGAAGGACAGCGGTCAGGCCACCTGCCTCGAGGGCGAAGCTAACTCTATTGCCAATACGAGCAGCCGCCAACTCTTTACCGCGAAGACCAATGGTGTCTTCTGTTTGTGTTGGTCCAGTCTGAAAGAAGTCACCGAGTGTTGTCACACCATCGGTGGCAACGACAGCATCTGTCACACCTGCGGCTCCCACTTGTGCCGCACGACGGGCAACAGTTCCGAGGTTCGCGACTCGACCTATCTTGCTGGCAACGCCTGCGGCCCCAAGACCCGGCAGCACAAACTGTGTAGCAACTTCAGCTATCTCACCTGCTGTGCCTTCAGGATCGATGCCACCAGCAGCGCGAATACCGTCGAAGAAAGCTGTGACATCGCTCGAATAATCTGTGTCGTATACATAGTCTACGCCAGCAGTACCAAGTTCCGCGATACCTTGTGGTATGGCAAGCAAGCCAGAGGCAATGCCCTCGGCTATTTCTTGCGTTGTTGATTCTTGCGTTGGAGAAACAGCATCTTCCACAGCAACTGGAACGAAGGTATCTTCCGCAGCGACAGGCACAAAAGAAGACTGTTCTTCCTCTGCCTCAATAGGTACGAACTCAGCCATTACTGTACCTTATATGATTTGCCATCAACTGTGTAGGTAGGTTGTCCCGCTTGTTTTGCTGCGGCATTAGCGGATTGATGTGCACTCACATCAACAGCTTGAGCACTGTCTTGAGAAGCTGCCGCACTTGGCCCCGCTATGATCCCGTCATAAACCTGCCCAAGATGCTCCGCTATTTGTGACTGTGTTGGATTTTTAATCCCCTGTGCGGCTAGATCAGCCATGGCGGAATCTACTGATGCTGTCTTATTTAAGCTGTCTGCAACAAATCTTTCTCTAGACATAACCTGCGGACCTGAACCATCCTTGGTCTTGGTAAGAACAGCCTTGATCTGCTCTGGCTCAAGATACGCCTCATACATACGCTGCGTCGCTGAAGGAATGTTGGCCCTCTCATATGCTGCATCTATTTCTAGATCTTTCATTCTTTGTCTAAAGCTACGCTCTTCTGCAAGCTCACGCGCTTTAATCTCAGCAGCCGTTTCAGCAGTTATTTCGGCACCTACTTCTTTAGCCGCCATCAGCTTCAGGGCTTTCTCTTCCTTGGCTTCTGCTTGTGCAGCCTCACCAGCGGCTTTGCCGTATCCTGCCAGACCTTTGGCAAGTCCACCAGCAATGTTTGTCATCGCATCTGGGCTTTGACCTGCCGCGATCATCAAGCCAGTCATCATCAAGTTGTAGCCAACGTCCGTGCGAATATCGTCAGCCCTGTCTTCTCCGAGAAGATCTTTAAGCATTTCATAACGCTGTTCTGTACGCTCCTTGCGTGTGCCTTTGATACCAAGAGCCGCGTCAGTTGCATCAGCCTTCTGCTTGTTGCTCTTCTTTTCATCTCCAAGTGTTGTAGAGATCTGTGGCAACAAAGTGCTTGGATCAGTAATGATCTTTTCTGCGGCAGTAACTGGATCTGGTGTCTTGTCTTCTTTTGTTTCGGTTTCTGCGGCAGGGGCTTCAGCTTCTGGCTTCACAACTGTGGGTAAGTCACCAGATGGTCTGTCAGGGAAGTCGCCTCGACGTGACATGCCCTCTGCCTGTGCTTTTGCAAGAGCCGACTCTGTAGCTTGAGGTGTAAATGCAGAGACAAGACCCGCTTCTGCATCTTGAATCAAATCACCTGCCGCACCAGTAGCACCTACTATCGCGTCATCTACAGAACGTAAAGCAGATTGAACAGGGCTTTGTCTATCTTCAGTTCCAAAGAAGAAGCCTCTGATACCTTGACCAATTGGATTTGGTTTGCCCGGTGCATCTGAAGGCACCCTCATACCAATGACTTCTCCGGGGTACATGAATGCTCTCTTCAGTTGATCGGCATCGTCTGGGTTGTTGAACACAGGAGTGCCTGTTCTATCTTGTGAAGCAATACCAGCCATTGTTCTAGCTCTCTGAGCCACATCAGGTCTTGGGCCGGGTGGATTATCATCCATTATAGGAATAGCTTGACTTGGACCGGATATACCAGAAAGTGCATTAGCTGCTGCCATTTGCACAGATCGAGGCAAGCGTTGATCGGCAGCTATATTGTTCAAAGTTGCTTTGTCGCCAGCTTGTTTTAGTTGCTGAATAGCCTGCATATATTGGCTAACGCTACCACCTTGATTCATTTTCAAGGGCTGCGTGGCTCCACGCTGTGCGGCCTGCATAAGCTCAGGTGACGACGCCAAGATACCCATAGGTTGACGTGACATACCGGGCTGCTGTAGCCGGAACAATCTGCGCTGTAAAGGATTCATACTATCACCTAACTACCAAACATACCTTGGAATGCACCGCCTTGAGCCAGCGCACCAAGACCCGCTGTACCCAAACCAAGCAACTGTGATGTTGTGCTTGGCGGTGGTGTTGTTGAGGTCTGATATGTGGACTGCAATGCGGGAACACCCCGGAAGATGTCTGACATAAAGCCGACCTGCTGGAATGGCAGCGCCTGCTGTGCCAACAAGTTGCGGCGCTGTACATCCAAGTCAGCTTGTGACTGCTGTTGTGTCATGCCGCCCAGACCAAGCAGTGTGTTGATATCCTGAGTGCCAAGCTGCTGACCCAACTGTCCGAGGCCCGAGAACAAAGCTGAACGCTGCCCTGCCAGTTGTTGTGCTTGCCCGAAACCTGACTCTCGAAGCTGGGCTGCTGTACGAGCCTGCTGTTCTAATGTACCACGAGCCAGTTCGCCAGATGCTACGGCTGCACGAGAACCACCAAAGGCCCCTGCGCCAACTGCCTGACCAGCCAACTGACCTTGCTGCATGGCACCGCCACGGGCAATGTCAGCCATAGATTGATCAATCACGTCCTGTGTAAAAGGACTCATGAATTGCTGGTAGCCTTGCGGACCAGCCAACGCTGCGGCTTGCTGCATGTAAGGCTGGTAGGCACCAATACCTTGCAGACCCAACTGTATAGCCTGTTGTTGTTCTCCGGACAAACCAGCTAGCTGCTCTGGGGCATAAGGCTGTGAGACACCTTGTAGTGCTTTAGCCGACGCAAAAATATCTTTCAGGAAGGATTCCTGAAAGGGCGCTAGTCTGGTAATTTGTTCTACGGTTTGCTGCTCTGCCATTATGCCATACTTTCTAGTTCAGCCATCATATCATACATTCGTGCTGCTCCGATATCTCTATCTCCATTTCCTGCACCACGAACTGCTCTGGCTGTTAATACGAATTCACCATCAGATAGTCTGGCTGGCACAGAGTCCGAGGTTCCAGTGCCGGGACCATTGACTTCACCGCCCGCCTCATACTTGAAGCTCTTATCGCGTAGCTGTAACAACTCTTCGTTGTATGCTTCGATTTCGTCTTCGTTTGCAAGGTTGTAAGTTGCTCCGGTAATCGGACCTTTAACCTTGGTTTCGTAAGCTTTGCCCGGACCTGTGTCTGGGTAACGGAAACCTTGCTGCTCTACTTCTTCGTCACTTGCCAGCAGGCCAAGGACACCTGTGCCAAGACTTGCTGTAAGCATCTTGTTGTCAGCCATAAATTCTCCAATACCGCCAAGAACACTAGAAGATGCTGCCGGGGCAGTTTGAATTGCAGTGTTTGTGGCCTGCGCTGCGGCAAGGCCGGGGTCAACCCCCGCGCTAATTAAACTTTGTTCGGCTGCTTTTTGAGCCGCAAGTTGTTGCGCTGAAAGCTGTTGCACACCTTGTTGAGTAGCTGCCGTGGCACCCGTTGACGCAGCCGCACCGCCAGCCATGCCAATACCTGCACTTGATGCTAAAGAACCAGCGCCATATCCTAAAGCTCCAGCAAGAAGAGCATCTTCAATGTCCCCACCACCAGCAAGAGTGCCAATACCTGCGCCTAATGCTGTTCCGAGTTGAGCACCCATCAAGGGGCCACCAAAATAATAGCCAATGCCTGCACCAATCAATGGCGCAGCTTTTTTGAGCGATTTACCTAAGTTCTTGAATATGCTCATTACGCTACCTTTACTGTACCACTGTCATTATACAGTGCTCCTGTCTCAAGTCCAGTGGCGCTTGTAGGCAGGTCAGTTAGTGTTATTTTTGATCCGCGCAACTCACCGGGGTTGCGCTCCTGTTCTATAAAGGCTTCCAATGCCCGTAATAAGTCTTGCATATGCTGCTGCGAATACTCTGCTGGAGCTTCTGGGAGCCTTGGTGGTGCAATCTGAGTGCTGGACATTAGCGTCTACCGTCCTGTCTAATATCCACGCGAGGGCTTCCAAGCTTCCACTTTGATTCTAATGCGTTAGATTCTACACGAACCGCAAAGGAACGTCCACGAACACGGAGATCTAGTTGGTTTGTAAACTCTTCAACAGGGCTTACGGCTGTTCTTGATGTTGTCCCTGCTGCTGTATTACCAAAATCTTCCCCCGGAAAGTTACGCGCCTTGAGCGTAAAAGTAGCCTGCGGCGAACTAATGGCGGTTGAACCAGTAAAAGTAAGGTCTGGTATGACGCGGCGAATATATGTAAAGTGATCGCCATCACCAATGTCCATAGCGGCAGACTCTATAAAGGAATCCATAGGCTGACCATCGTCATCATAGCCAAACTCATGGTTGTATAGCAGGCCATCATACGCAGCGATAGGAAAGTCTCGTGTTCCACGATCCAGCCAAGCCGTTCTTTCAATGGTTCCAAAATACCAAATTTTGTCGATGTAATTATATATCACATATCTGTTATTTTCAGTTGAATCGGCAGATGGGTATAGCCAAAACACCTCACCAAACTCACTGTTAACAGCGCCGTACACTTTATCAAATTCAGCCAAGTTAATGTCGCCAAACACTTTGTCTTTTACAGTACAAGGTAGCTGTGCTGTCTGACCAGCATAGACGTAAAAGTTATCCAGCCCCATCCAGAATACAAAGTCTTCTGTAGCCACAGCAGCATTTGGGCCAATGATCGTGATGTTATTAGCAAGCTGTTGCAGGCCAAATGTAAAGGGCGGTCCAATGAACCGTAGTGAAGTCAGCGCTGTGTCTGTCCATACCAGAATCTCACGTTTTGTTTCAATGGCTCGTACAAACGTAGATCCAGAACCGAGGCGCAAGTCACCCGCAGTGTTGGTTGCGGATGGATACCAAATCAGTGGGTCTTCTTGATCCGAGAACCGAATAAGCAGCGGATCTTGTACGCCATCACCCTGCGTTGCTGATGAACTTGAGTTGATGCCATCACAACCAAATGCCAAAACGTGACGATCTCGGTCTGATACCATTACCTGCTTGCATGCGGTAGGAACAGATGTTTTTGTGCCGGACAATGTGGACAGTTCCACGGCTCTTGAACTAACGCCACTTGACTTGTCCCAGTAATAAATAAACGAGTCGCGTGGGTTGATAAGAAGATCTTCACCAAAATTGTCATGCGACCACAGACGAATTTTGTTTGTTGTGGTCAAACCACCGGGAGCCGCAGCGCCCCAACCGCCACGTCCATAAGTACCTGCGCCCCAACCTGTTCCGCCAACTGTGTTGTTCAAGCCTACATTAATTTGGTACGCGCCAACAGCAGAGGAACCGCCATTGCCTGTGTCTGTCCCCAAAGCAGGAGTTGACACAGTTATCTCGTAATCATCTGCGTCAATAACGCGAGTAATTTGATGCTCGGAGTTTAGAATTGCCGCCGTGATGTCCCCGCCTAAACTAACTGCTCCAGATATGGTCACAAAGTCAAACTGCTGGCATCCGTGGCTTGTGTCTGTCACAGTTATTGTTGCGCTACCCGTCGTAGCTGCAAAAGTTAAATCACCTGCGGCTGTTGTTTGGCGGATAGGTGTGATGTCGTTAAAAGACGTGCCTTCTTCAACATAGTATTTAAGGTGTGTGCCAACACCTAGAAAGTTAGAACCGTCTAACGCGATCCAGTTATGAAGCGCACGAGCCGACCCTAAGTAAGTAGCTTCTGAAAACTTTTGCCAGCCACCAATCTTTTCAGGATAGCCAAGGCGGAATCTTATTTTGTCACCATCACGCCAGCCACCTTCATTCGAGTATGATGTAATATCTCGATTGATGCCGGGGCGAAACTGTAGTTTTGTTAGCGGCATATAACCACCTATGTTTTAATAATATAGGTCAGAATAAATGTAGGCTGGGTGTTGTTGTGTGAATTACCGCTACCCACAGAGCTAGAGCGACCAACTGAAGCGTCTGTGCCAGTCCGAACCATTGACATACTAAATATCTCTCCCCCGGCACCATAAGGAGACTGATACTGCCTTGCGACCTGAGTTGTAGAAGTAACCGCCGCAACACTGGATGAGGCACTTCCTAGCGCTACGTTAGCCGCAACAAAGTGTCTGTGCGCCGGTATTTGTGAAGTTGATAACGTGTGGCTTTCTGCACCACCTGCTGCGCCAAGATTATCACCATTCAAAGCAGATGTAAGACGGTTAGCAGATGAGCCGCCCATATCGTCTTTACCGGCGATAACACGACCACGAAGATCTGGAACATTGAATGTAGTTGCCCCGTCTCCAGCGCCGTATGTTGTTCCAACGACAGCATATAAATCGGCATATGTTGTACGACTTATTGCCTGACCATGACAAAGCAGCCAACCCGTAGGCGCTGTAGCGCCAGCATAGGGAGCTAACATGCCAGAATTAAAAGCAGACGCTGCTACATCAGCAAAACTTAATTGACCAGAGCCATCTGTCTTTAGGAACTCACCTGCGTTACCATCAGCTTGTGGGTGCTTAATCCCGTCAATAATCACATCGCCTGTGCCGTCTGGTGTAATGGCAATATCCCCGTCGCTAGCAGACACGATTGAGTTACCGTTTACATCCAAGTTACCGCCAAGCTGTGGGCTGGTGTCGTCTACAACATCTGAAGGAACAGCGCGTACTTTAGCAGTCGCGCCGCCACCATCAGCGTAAATCCAAGCAGTCGCGCCATTTGTAATAGTCGCGTTGCCACCAGAACCTTGTGTAAATACAACAGACTGACCAGAGTTGTTGTATACAAGATACACTTTTTCTTGGTCGGTAGGTGTAATGCTAATTGTGTTTGTACCAGTAGGTGTGCCGCCCAAGACAAGCACACGGTAGTGACCGTCTGATAAAGAACCATCAGAAGTTGATAAAGTATGTGATGTGCCTGTTAATGTAATATTACCAACACCATTTAAACTCCGATCAATAAGATCAAAGTTTGTATTGGTTGTAGTGCCCCAAGTACCCGATTGTTCACCGGAGCCGGGTTTTTCAATACCTGTGTTTACTGTATAGGTAGACGCCATCTAAACCACCTTTTCTGTCCAAGTCTCGATTGTACCACCAGCGTTGATTTCTGTCCATGTCCCGCCTGTTGGCACGATCTGCACCCACGTTTCAGAAGGTGAGTTGTTTGGCGAACCCGCCCAATCATCCCAGTACAATCTTCCGTCTGTTGTTTGTATGAATACAGCAGACACTTCCGATTCAAGAAGCTTAACAAATCCACCAGAAGCAATTTGCGTAAAGGTGGCTATAATATCTGCTTCGGCAAGCTGCACTATACTCCCAGTAGAGCTTTGCGTAAACTCTGCTGTTTGATTAGACAGAAGAACACGCACAATGTTTTCAGACGTTGTTTGTGTAAAGTTAGCCGACTGCTCTGATACACCTGTGGCAAAACGTAAACCTTCGGTCTCTTGCGTAAAATTAGCCGACTGCTCTGACACACCGTTAAATACAGTAAGCGGTGTTGTCGTTTGATCAAAGCTTGTTACGCTTGCCGATA